AGTGGTCATGCTAGGACCACCTTCGATGAAGTAATCAAGAGTACCAACTTCACCTTCATAACCGACAAAGAAGTCAGTAGCAGTTTTAGAATAGTCAGTACCAGCGAACTTAGAGGAAGTCTCAACGTTCAGATAGGGACCGGCAACTGCAGGAGCAGCGAAGGCGAGAGTAGAGATAAAGAGTAGGGTGTTTTTCATGATAATTAGTTTAAGCTTTTTTTGGTTTCTTTGCAGTTTTAGCGGCGCGTTTAAAGTTAGCAGCCGTGGGTGCGCCAGCAGCCCCAGGCTTCCTCATTTTTTCACCACTGCCAGCAGCGATACGCTTACGCTTGGCGTGGATGTTGGCATACAATCCTCGTTTAGCCATTTAACATTTCCATTTACGTAGGGCTAGAGCCTTCCGGGTGGGCTTACCGTTCTTACGCATGGGTCCTTTCACGCCTTTCATTCTAGCGCAGAAGGACCGCTTGCGAGGACCGCCACCAGGTTGGGGAGCTTTCAGGTTTGAACCTGTTTCACGATTATACTTCTCGCGACCTGCTTTTGTCAAGCCGCCAGACCGTGACTTGTGCTTCCCCATCCGTAGACTAACAGACTTTCTTTTACTTTTTGTAGCCACCTTTCTTGCCTCCTTTGGAGCCGCAAGATCCTTTTCCTTTGTGTGCCATTAGCCCATCCTCATTTTTTTGTTGCGAAGCGCAGCAAAGTCGGTTGAGTCAATTTTATTTTTAGGACCAGACCCCTTTTTGGCAAGGGCTTTTTGTTTGGGTGACATTTTTTTACCAGCAGGTTTAGAAGCAGTTGGCTTCTTCTTACCGCCGTGACCATAATGCATTGGCATTACCATACTCCGGGAATAATTTGACCAGTCACAGCATACGCTCCAAGCGCAGCCATCACACCGAGCATGGCAAGCCTGCCATTGAGACGCTCGGCGCGTTCGTTATGAGGGATGGAGTTTTCGTCGATGTACATACGTGGTTCAGTGGGCCAGATTTGGGTGTCGTTCATTAACCGATTGCGGGTGAAGTAAGTGCGATAGGTGCAGACTCAGCAGTTGCCAAGTCAAGAGGAAAGTTGTGTGCATTACGCTCGTGCATGACTTCCATACCAAGACCAGCTCGGTTGAGGATGTCAGCCCAGGTGTTGATCACCTGACCTTGAGGAGTGATGATGCTTTGGTTAAAGTTGAAGCCATTAAGATTGAAAGCCATGGTCGAAACGCCAAGAGCAGTGAACCAAATACCAACAACAGGCCAAGCAGCAAGGAAGAAATGAAGGCTACGTGAATTATTGAAAGATGCATACTGGAAGATCAAACGACCAAAGTAACCATGAGCAGCTACAATATTGTACGTCTCTTCTTCTTGACCAAACTTGTAACCATAGTTCTGAGATACATTTTCAGTAGTCTCACGAACCAGAGAAGAAGTAACAAGGCTACCGTGCATGGCGCTAAACAAACTGCCACCAAAAACCCCAGCAACCCCAAGCATATGGAAGGGATGCATAAGAATGTTGTGCTCAGCTTGGAAAACAAACATGTAGTTGAAGGTACCCGAGATTCCCAACGGCATTCCATCAGAAAAACTGCCTTGTCCAAAAGGATAAACAAGGAATACAGCTGTTGCAGCAGCGACTGGTGCGGAGTAGGCGACAAAGATCCAGGGCCTCATTCCCAGTCGATAACTAAGTTCCCATTCGCGTCCCATGTAAGAGAAGACACCGATGAGAAAGTGGAACACCACAAGTTGGTATGGTCCTCCGTTGTACAGCCATTCGTCAAGGGAGGCTGCTTCCCAGATTGGGTAGAGATGTAGTCCGATTGCGTTGCTGGAGGGGACGACCGCTCCAGAGATAATGTTGTTTCCGTACAGGAGGGATCCTGCGACTGGTTCTCTGATTCCATCGATGTCAACAGGTGGTGCTGCAATAAATGCAATGATAAAACAAGTGGTCGCTGCCAGTAGACAAGGCACCATGAGGACACCGAAGTGTCCCACATAGAGCCGGTTCTCAGTGCTGCTAACCCACTCAACATAACTATCCCAAAGAGACTTGGGACGTTGTAGTGCGATAGTAGCTGCCATTTAAATAATAATTAGTAAGTGTTGAGGTCAGAACGATCTAGTTTATTGAAGATGTCCTGACGATAAGCTGGATCACTGTCATAGCGTGGGTCATTCATAGCTTGAATAACCTCTGCCTGGGACCGGAACACATCAGCTTGTTGTGCAGTGCCTTTGCCTGTGAGCATCTCACCTTCCATACCATTCTGGTTTTGGTAGGCGGCTACAAGTCCATTGACTGCAAGCTGGATTGCGTAGCGGTTACCAGTTGCTACCAGCTGATCGAATCCCTCCACAAGTTCGGGAGGGAAGGTTTCGTTAGACCACTGCATGAGTTCTGCGTAGCCTTCTTCACCACCAACTGAGTTTTGAATGGTAGTAATGTCAGCATCCGACATCTCCACCTCAGCTGGTGCGTAGTCTGCATTCAGGAATGCTTTAGCAACCTCTTGTGAGTCCATCTCTGCGAACTGAGCCAGCAGCTCATCAGGGTTCTCAGCATTCAGGACGTCGTTAACCAGGCTAGACACAGGATCCAGCTCAGCTTCAGGCTCTGCCTCTGGTGCCTCTTGCTCAGCACGAGCTTCGGGGTCACCGAGTTTCTTTTGCAGTTCAATGTAGGCTTGTTCTAGGTCTTCAGCAGACTTGAACTTACCTGCAAAGGTTTGCTGTTCCTCTTGGAACGCCTGTTCTCCAACCTGAATAGCTTCCTGTTCTGCTTCTGTGAACTCAGGTGCATTCACATCTGTAGGATCATAATTAAGAGTTGCCATTATCTTTTACTCCTTTGGCGTGGACTACGTTTAGTTTACCCAGTCCTACGCTAGTAACATAGTTAGGACTGCGACCAATCAATGGCTTACCCAGTTTATCTTTGGGAGCATACTTGTTGATTGGGATTTCTTCTTCAGTTTTTTCGACCTGTGTTTCTACAGGTTCAACTGGTTTAGCCTGCGCCTTGCGGCGGCTGGGCTTCTTCGGTTCCGTCATTTAACTCAGGATTTAGGGCGGGATTTTTACTTGGGTCATTTCCAGGAGCGCTTGCCAGTTGACCAACCTGCTTCACAACTTCCATGTTAGCCTGGTCATTCATCGCCTGCTCTTGCTCAGCTTGTAGCTGCTCTTGAGACTTGATGAGGTTCAGGGTGTCAATACCTTGTGCCGCAGCGAGACGTTTGATGTACTCACTGGGGTCAATGTACTGCATGATAGCCTGTGGTCCCATCGTTTGTGCGATGGTCATCAGGAATTGTGTAAGAGATTCTCGATCTTGCCCACGTCCCAGTGCATTCACACCAGCAACGATGGACGGTCGGACCAGATCACGAGGTATCTTGGGGATCTGACCCGAACGCTGAAGAACTAACAGTGTCCTGTTTAGATACGGTACGAGGAACTCAACGGTCAGCAGTGAGAAGATCCCACCTAACTGCTGTTCAAGCTCAAGCTGTGTAAGCCTGACTTCTTCAGCTGTTGTACGTTCTGACTGTCGGATGTTGAGCACCAAAAATGCATCACTGATACGTTGTCCGAGGGTCTGTGCCATCTGTGCAGCAGTAGCAAAGTCTGCTTGTTTGCCCACAGTGACAGCTTGGATATCCTCAGGACGTCCTTGTACGATAGCACCATTGCCTGCCTTGGCAAGGGTTTGCGGCTTGGTTGTCGATGATGGTGACACCAAGAATACTACCTTAGCAGCAACAGAGCTGCCTTCAACCAGTGCTTGTGACAGTGCTTCAAGTGACTTGAGATCACCGAGGTACTCCTCTACCCTGCCACGACCATAGTCTTCGCCGTCAACAGTGTTGAATCTGAGGACCAAAAATGGGCTAGCACTCTTGGGTGCTGTGCTCTTGGTACCAGGGATCACCTTATCAAAGGCTTCCTGATGCCAGTTCCAGCGACCACTCTTGTTATCCAATTGGACATAGGTGTACACCTCAACGTCCTGGTCCGATGCGCCTTCGCGTCCTACGTGATTAGGTAGAGGTTCTTGGAGCACATCACCAAGCACCTTGCGGCTGATTTTTTCTTTAGTTACAATCTCGATCACGTTACCATTGCCATCACGGTTGACAACGTATCGATTCAGTGGGTAGTGTTTCAACCCTTCTTTACCCATGTAGATCAGTGCATTACCACCAACAATGAGATGTCGTACAGCTTCATGTACAACTACACGATCACTTGACGCATTGATGAAGTCCATGATCATCCTTTCTACCTTAGAGAAAGAGAGATCAAGTTCACTTCTAATCTGTGGGTCAAGCTCTTCACCTAGCTTGTCATCCCTAACCTGTAGTTTGAAGAACGTGGTTTGGGGAGGGAGCAAGGCAAGCATCAGCTTAGCTGCCAGAGTTGTGACAGCTTTGGAGCCAACTGCTTGCCATGGTGTAGGCAGAGCCTTTCGATCTTGTGATTCGTCTTGTCGGATGAGGTAAGGCAGAGTCAAACGTGAGCATTCAACTGCGACATCGAGATACTGATCACGACGGGCACGCAGTTCATCATAGCGTGACTTTGCGTTCATTATGCTAGACCACCCATGCCACCTGTACGGCTACCTGCAGTACCACCCATACCAAGTGGGTTAGAGAACTGATAGGTGCCTTTGGATACTGCACGCTTAGATTCAGTCTTGGAAACTGAAGACCTAAACTTAGGTTTGTAGTCAGCACTCCGCAGAGCACGGTTTGCTTTCGGTGGTCCCTTTGCAATCTGTGCCATCAGTTGCTGCTGCTGTGCAGCCATGCGGTCACGAGCTAGGTTAGCCTGGTAGGCAGCATCAGCTTGTGCTTTCTGTGCACTAAAGGCTTGAACAAAGTTTTGGAATGCACGACCAGGGCGAGAAGCACGGGCTACGTTACGTGCCGATGCGTCAGAGCCACCCATGGCAATGACTTGGTTATAAAGGTTTTGATTAAATGCCATCTTGTTCTAGTCTATTGAGTAGCCATTCGACTACAGAACGTTGGCCAGATCGATACATGATAGTTGAGATACTATCACCTGGACCTGGGTTTGTGGGTGGAAAGTTTTCTTCCATCTCTGCCAGGATAGACTTGACGGACATGCCGTAAGTCTCAAGCGTATTGAGGGAGATTGACATTGGAATGTTCAAAGAATGCCGGCATACGTGCCGACCTGGTGTTAGAAAAGCCCTCTGCGATACCCTTTTCAAAAAGTGAATCACTCTGTGAGTGCCAAAAATTTTTCGCTAAAAACTTATCGGTGTTTTCAGCTTGTAGAGGCTGGAAAACCCAGTCTACAGTTGCTTTTCTCAGTTTGTTGAGAGATTTAGAAGGATTAAGACCCAGCTCACGGCATACAAGAGAATTTGTAGCAACATGAATCTGTTCATCACGGCTAATATCTGCGGAAATCGTTCGCAGGCCAGCATCTCCAGCATAGCGGAAGAAAGGAAGCAGACAGAAGAAAACACTACGTTCGGCTACCATAGCCTTAACAATCGTGTGGTCTTTATGTTCTTCCCATGCTTTTTTCAGGATCTGTGCTTCTCGTTCTGCTTTTTCATCGGTACCGAGGGCATTTACAGCATAGTTCAGAGCCAAATCATGGTTTTCTTCATCCTTGATGTTCATCTCAAGGATCTGACGTGCTGCATCAGGGATCTCACCTTTTAATGAGTGTGATATGAAGTCACCCACCGGCAGTTCGAGACAGCGGAGAGCCAAAGCGCGGTAGACAGCTTCTTCCGCGCCAGATTTAAGTTTACCTGCTTCAGTCTGTACAGGAGTCCAGGTACGTTTCCTGGCAATTAGTTTATCATACGGGGTCATTCGGCGCAATCACATTGAGGTTCAGGAGTTAGCAAGTCCGCAAGGTAATCGTCAACGTCAGACTCATCGAGTGCAGCATATGCACTGGTCTTGTCCTGAACATCTCCCATCACTTGCAAACTGTAATAGAGGCTTGTTTGAGGAGACGCTAGCCACTCTTCAATGAACGCATTGTCATAGGTTACCTGATCACTCCATGAGTTGAACGAGTAGCCGTGAAGAAGTCCTGTTTTTTCAAGCATAGTCATAAGCTGGTCAGCTACAAGCTTGTACGATTCCCAGCCTACTTCAGAAGCGATTTCAACATCGCCATATTCATAAGTTTCGACACCAAAGGTGCCACTGTCACGGTCAACGGACCGAGCGATGGGTGGTGCGATCTCAGGACAGGAAGTGAACCCGTCTAGACCGACGCTACGATAGCTGCAGGAGGCCGTAGGAGCGATGGCAAAGGCTCTTACCATGCTATGACTCTCAGCAATGGCTGCAGCCTGCTCAATGCCATCCTTGATGGACTGAGCGATATCGTGAGCGGTTGAGAAGTTTACCTTTTCTTGGTTGATATCTCGGAGGGCTACTCCAAACTCTTCATACTTAACTCCGTTTTGGCGGAGCGAGTTGGCAAGTCCACGCATTCCAAGCCCGACTTGCTTATCCACGTCTGGGCTGAGGTATTCCCCAGATTCTCCGACACCTGTCGTAGGATGGAGCGCACACAACTCGGACATACCCTCAACGAAAGCTTTTGGGATATCAGAGATAGTACAGGCAGCGAGATTAACATGCTGCAACAAGCATGTGCCTCGTGAAGGCAGGTATACTTCAAGACAGACGTTTCCTCTGATACGTTGTCCATTTTTATCGTACCTAATTTTGTTTAGCCAGATGTCACCTTTCCGAATCCCTTGGAGGAGTTCTTCTTTGTGTGGGTATTCTGCCCAGGATTCTTCAGTGAGATTGATGCAACGTTTAACCCAGGGTAGTTCATGTCGGGGTGTTTGAATAAATTCGAGTGAGTCAGGGTGGTCGATATCTAGGTGCAACACGCAAGCCCCATTGCGGAAGGTGCCGCCCCTACGCAATACCTCGTTAAGCATAGAGTAGATGCGTCCAAATGACACAGGTCCACTTGCTACGAGCTCATCTGGTCCTTTTGTAGTAACAGTACCCTTGGGTCGAAGTTTGGACAGGTGTACAGCGACACCAGCCCCATGGCGCAGAGCGTGACTTACGAACCGCCATGAGGATTCGATCCCATTGACACCGGTCATGCTGTCATCAACCGACATAACCGTGCACGATACTGGCAATCTGGACTCGGGGTTGTCCATCCAGGACTGTACACGTCCTGTGCGAGAGATGAGTTTAGACATTATACTAAATCAGATAAATCAGGTGGTTTGTAGTTTGGTCCTTTAAGGACTTTACCGTCTTCACGGTAGATTGGTTTGCCGTCTTCACCAAGCTTAGACATGTTTGATTTGTGGACACGGCGGAGGGCTTGTTCAATATCCCAGTCCATGTTTTCAGCGTACTGAGCACAGACATAGATAAGATCAGCTAGCTCTTTCAAGCAAGCCTCGCGATCAGGAGGATGCATTAGAGCCATATCAAGATCAGCTTGTAGGAACTCTTTAAATTCTTCAACGATCAAATTTTTCTGTAGTGTCCGCCGGCTCAAATCGTTCGGTATATTGTACGCTCGGCGGAACTCGATCGCTTGGTTGCTCAGGAGTGACATATTGCAGTTCGTTGGTGAGATAATGAATGGCTTTTTCTAGGTCTTCTACATAGTTGTCTTTGTAGCCCGCTCTGCAAATGTATTTTACAGCGTTACCTAGGTGGTAGGAAAGTCCTTGATCACGAATAAAGTCCCATACTTCGATGGTTCCCCTTCGGTAGTATTCTGGCGAGTGGGCCATTCTTTTAGTAGTTGTTTGATTGTATTGGTCAAAGCAAAGTTCTGCCGTTGCAATGCCATGAAGACAGTAATGATATCTTCTTTCTGAGCATTAGGCAAGAGGTCTTTCAACCTACGCAGCTGGAACTCTTGCTCCATCGTTGGTTCGGTTACTGGCATCGGAGGGAGTCCATAGGATGGGTCTGTGTTCTGTGAGGTCATAGTTCTCAATAGTGAGTATCTTTGCCAGACGTGCATTCTGTAAGGCAACTGACTCATCTAGATCCTTTTCTTCAAAGGCTTTGACAATCGTTTCCCAAGTGTAGCCGTCTTTCTCAAAAATAGCAGCAGCACGTTTTACGCCTAATCCAGGAACTCCAGCATAACCATCTGTTTGGTCACCAGCAAGTGTCTGAATAAAATGCCATTGCATTCCTTCTTCTTTAGTGATCTCCATGGTTTCTTCTAAGTTATAGAGAAGACCAGGGATCTGTTTCATGTCTTTATCAGGACTAACAATACAGTTGCCTGGATGCAGCGTCGCATAGATTCCCATGGCATCATCAGCTTCCAGTTCTGGCATCCTGATCACTTCATATTCAGTTTTAAGTTGTTCGATTACACGTCTATATCCGCAGGGCTTCTTTCTTTGGCGGTGTCCTTTGTAGGAGTTAAGGATAGACTTCCTAAAATTGACACTATCACTAAAGAACAGAATAGTACCGGTGCTAGAAAAGAAAGCATCTTCAATCTTTTTAAGTTCGCGTTTTACAGCCTTGTAAGCCTCACTGAACTTTGAGATAACCATAATGACATCATCACCCCAGTCAATCTCTGATTCACATGCGGCACAGGATTTATAGACAATATAATCTGCGTCGATCAATAATTTCATTTAGTGGACTTCTGCCCAGTTGTCTCCGATCTTTGATTCGGCGTCGATTGGGCATCTAAGTTTGTAGTATTCTCCAGCCTCTCTAGCGCTATGTACCAGGGATGCCGCCAGCTTGTCTGCGTGCAGACCGTGGCATTCGTATTGTAATTCGTCATGTATAAAGGCAAGCTGCGAGCAGCAGATATCGTGAGTGTGATGGTTAGCTATTACCATCCAGCGCTTTGCTATCACTCCAGCAGATCCCTGTAGTAGGTAGTTGAGTGCTTTGTGGGGGCTATCAAGCATGATCTTACGTTGATCAATCGCCTTAACATACCCCCGATTACCTGCTGATTTAATAGCAGCAAGTAGATCATCAAGTCCAGGAATCGCAGCAACATACGCTGCTCGAATCTCAGCACCTTTCTTCTTAGCTTTGTTGGGAGGTAGTTGTTTGTCATAGGTTAACCCGATTTTAACATCGCCCGCTCCGTACAAGAAAGCGTACGTTACGTTCTTGACGAGTTTACGGGTGATTCCAATCTTATCAGCGTTTACTTGGTGAATATCACCGTTGAGTAAGATGTCTGCGTATCTTCCATCGTCGTAACGGGCAAGATAGTGAGCAAGCATCCGAAGCTCAATGCCGCTAAGATCAGCGCCGACCATAACTTGACCCGGAGTTGCTGTAAATAATCGTCTAAATTCGGGTCCACTAGGTACTTGGGCTAGATTGGGTTTGTTATGTGCCATTCTAAATGTGGCACACCCAACTGAACAATGGTGGTGAATGCGACTAGCACTCGTACATAGCTTCAGCCATGCGTTCGCGCCTTCTGATATCATCCCAAGGCTCTTCGTAATCTCCAAGATTCTCAAGAACTGTAGGGAAAGCCCAGTTCCATGGTTCTTCAAAGTCGTCTCGTCGATCTTCGTTTTCCCAGAAGTCGTAGTAGTCTCGTCCTTGTAGCCATCGAAGGTCTTTAGTATCCATGCTATGTGATCCCGTGAACCGGGATTGAAGGTTTTCAGTCGCGTAAAAGGACACCCTTGAAAGTATCCTTGAGTTTTGTTATTTCGTTTTGGAGTAAACTCTGGTCCTGGGACGTAAGGGAACCGCTGCGATAATAGTTCAACAGTATCTGAAAGCTCTTTTCTGAGAGTACATTCAAGTTCCCGTGCAGCTGATTCATCAAAGTGCCATCCATGTTCCTCTTGCAGTGTTAGTATTTGTGCTACCTGATGCTCTAGCGTAACCCAGTCAGGTAGGGGTGGAAGTGGTCGCATAATTTGCGCGTAACAGCAACATCTTGGACGCAGTAATCCTGCATCTCTTGGCTCCAGACTTTGAAGTCATTCTCTTTGCCGTAGTCACCCTTGCGTTCATCAAGCCTGTAGCCGTATGATTCAAGGCTGTGTCTACCATAGAGTTTGGTAGGCATGTCCTTCCACTGCATCTTCTGATCCAGCTGGAGCATGTTTGGATGATACAAACGTGAAAGGATTAGGGTATCAATAACCTCGCCTTGTGGGTCAAAGAAAGGATATAGTTTCTTGAGTACCCGGAGATCATATGAAATAATGTTGTGACCCACGATAGCATCGGCATCGTCAAGCCTAGTAACAGCTCGAACAAGAGGATCACAATCGCCCCCTTCATTATTGTAGACAACCGTGTTGTCATCAACCGTATCATAGAGGACAATGCAGTGGATTTCGGTGCAATCATGTACTAAACCATTTGCTTCTAAATCAAAGACAATCACTTTGTCTTCCAAGCGTACGTTTTGTCCACGAACTTAGCCCGTTTGACCATCTCGGGCGTCGGTGGTGTAGGACGGCGGAGATCCCGTTCTGTACTAGAAATCGGTTGCCGCATTGAAATTGGGTTGAGCTTCATACTCTTTAAAAGAACAAGTTGCAAGGTTGTATTCTAGTTTGGCTGCGATGCCAGTTTCGCCAGAATATCTATTTTTAAGGACTCTAACTGTTGTAGCAGAGTCAGAAGATCCGTCTTGTTGATTTCGCTCCAGTGCGATGACTGAATCTGATAGCTGAGCAATTGCAGCTGAGCCACGTAGCTGTCCCAGTGTGACTCGGGCTCCTTCTTCATGGTTCTGATCGGATTGTGTACGGCGCAGGTGTGATACCAAGAACATGGCAATACCAGTACGCTCTACAAGTGAACGCAGACGAGTCATCGTCTTGTCGATTGTCTTACGTTCATCACCGTCTAGTCCTGACAAAAGGATTGATAGGTGGTCCAAGAATATGATCTTGGTGTCGAGCCCAGTGGCAAGGTATTCGATTCGGTTATAAATAACATCAGGATCGTAACTCCCAAAGCCATCAAACAAAAAGAGATTCCACTTGGAGAGAGTTTCATCGAAAGCGTGAATGAGTTCTTTGTGGTCATGTTCACCTAGATGATAAGCCTTTCCCAAAGCAGATGACATTAGACCCAACGCAGTCCTGCGATTTGATTCTTCTAATGCCAAGTAGCCAACGCGATTGCCTGCTTGTAGCAGCTGTGTCGCAATGTGCCTACAGAATGAACTCTTGCCTGTGCCTGAGCCTGCTGTGATGGTTACTAGCTCACCGTAACGTACACCATGTAGGAGTTTGTCCAACCCATCGAAGCCATACTTAAAATCACTTGGTGCTCGTGGTGTTGTGACTACTTCCAGTAGTGTACGACCTTCTACAATACCATCTGGTCGATACTCTTTGGCATCCCAGATAGCCCTGCAGATGGCTTCTGTGTCATTGTTCTGAAGTGCATCTGATGCATCCTTGTATTGATCTAGAACAGCGATCTTCGCCTTGCCAGGTGGTAGGATGCTAGCGCATTCCGTTGCCGCTTTGCGTCCGGGATCGTCATTATCAAAGAAAAGAACGATTTCCTCATAGCCTTGAAGAAGTTCAAGATTACGTTGGATTGATTTCTTCGCACTCGCGGCACCGCTTGGGAGCGAGACCATTGGCCATCCTTCCATCGCCTGGTAGCAGCTCGCCGCATCGAGTTCTCCTTCTGTAATAACAATTCGTCTTCCCGTAGTAGGGAATAAATGCTGCCCGAAAAAAGATCCATCAGTTTTACCTTCATAGTGAAACTGTTTGTCTACTGTCTTGACCTTCGCGCCAAGCAGCGCTCCAGTGCTATCGAGATAATGGAATCGGAGCTTGTCTCCGTCTTTGTGGATTTTGTACTTTCGACAGGTTTTTTCAGATAGTCCTCGCTTCCGAAGCTGAACAGGGTGTCCTCGCAATAAGGGTACATAATCAAATGATGAGTGTGATTCGTTAGGTAGAGTCAATTTCTGACACGAAAAACAATATGTGTGGTCATCTGAATAGACAGCGAGTGCATCACTACTGCCACAATCTGGGCAGGAGTCGTGATGCAGAAACTCGCTATCACTTTCTAAATTAGCCATTCAATAGGTATCTCCTGGAATGACGTCCAAAGTATATCATGGCGGTCGCACCATTGTGCGTACGTTGTCTTAGATTTTTTACTTATTTTATTGTATGGGGTCTGGAAGACCATGCGAAGGTCAATCTCTGGGTTGCATCGTTTCACTGCAAGTATCTTGCGGCGATCAGCTGGTTCCCAGTAACCTTTGCATTCAAGATACACACCATTTGGGAGACAGAAGTCAGGCGTGTAGTTGAATGCAATCTCGTATGGTACTCGTGTGCTTTCGTATTCGTATGTAACACCGAGACCACCTAATAGATCAGCTACTCGTTCCTCTAAACCAGAACGAAAAGCCATCAGTCATCCAGTTGTTTCTCAACCATTTCTCCGACTAGTTCTTCAACAGCACGGCGAATGTCATATTTGAAATCATTGCGGTCAGCTTTGTGACGAACAATGGTAAGAGGTGGGAGATTGATTGTAAACACTCCCTCGTAAAGACCAAGCTCTTGGTTCTTAGTAACAGTAAAATCAGAAGTCATCGTCAACAGTAGCAGTTTGGGTAGAGGGTTCAACAGAGTCGGCTTTGGAGCCTTCAACTTTGTCAAACAAATTGGATACATCGCCATCGGCTGAT